AACTCAGTTTAACTTTCTGGGGGACAATATTTAACGACGCTATCCTGCGTCGCGGGAGCAACTACTTTCATCTCAGAAGCTACTCGTAGAATTTCCCGCTGTGGTTCCAACCACTAAAAGCATATTTTAGGCCTTTGCAACCAGGACATCACCGGCGTAACACCCGGCAAGAACGTCAGTTACACTTCAGATTTTCTCATGTGCACTGATGCCACCAGCAAAGCCCGTTCGGGCCGGCTTGGTTTAACCCCCAAGCCTCAGCAGGAAGCGTTTGTTTGAGAGTCGGCTACAGAATTTATATCTCTCCTTAATGCGTATAACACGCTGCCGGCAAAACGCCCGGAATTCCACTAAGGGGTTCGTCGCCCACCAATGGATCCTATACTGATTACGCTCAGCAGTAAAAGCGGAGGTCCGAATCACACGGACGCCGTTATAAGGTACAGCTATCTCCCGACAACGTTGTTTAAAGACTTCGTGGTCGATTGAAAGTCCTGGTTTGTTTAGTCTTAGTCTGCCTTCTAAGTACATCATTCTTATGAACGGTGTCAACATACACGGATAGCGATAATCCGTAGCTTGTATGTGCGAGCAAGCTTACCCCGATTTTGATCCTTAACGCCGTGGACTACCTACCACCCCGGAACTTATCTAAGTCTTTAGTTCATTACGCTCTCTCTTTTAAATCCATATGAGCTAGGAATTCTGTTTTCTTAATTGCGTTCTACTGAAGGCACAAGAGGGTGTGTTATTAATCAGTGTCTCACCAGACACCGCCCGCAAATCACACACTGGAAGGACTGACGATCAGCGTAGAGGCCGTGACGGTGGTTGAACCACCATCGGCATACACCAAGGTCTGACCTGGGACAGTGACTTCAACATAAGTCGTTGTCACACCAGTCGTCTGCGCCGTACCGGCACTCGCGTAAGCGAGAGACTGGGAGACCGAAGTGCCGGACACGGTGGGATTGACCACACCAGTGCCCGTCAAGTACAGGGTCACCAGAAAATAACCGACCTTTTGAAAAGTAACGGTCATCCCGAGGGCTGACGAACTTCCCGAACCAGTGGAGGTAGGCGCGGTTCCAAAATACGCAGTCTTGGAAATCGTGCCAGCTCCGGTGATCACGTTGTCATAGACAACAGCACCCGAAGGAGGGAGTTGCGGAACGAAGAACTCGACGTCATATTCAACCCAGAGTTTCCCCCAATTGACAGCCGTTCCGTCCGTCGTGCACACGAAGAAGTTGCCTCCATCGTATGTCTTGATGTCGAGATTCGAGGCAAGAGCCGCCGTGCGGATGTACTTTCTGTTACCAGGTTCCATCATCGCAACGGGGTCAAGATCACAAGAAAACTCGACAGTCCAGGGCACCTCCTCGACTACATCCCGATAGGACGAGGCGATCTGTTCCGACAACGGAGCCGAATCGGCAGCATCGTAGTCGGGGACCAACATCATCGAACCGGGCGTCGACGTAGCCGTTCGGGTGTAGTAACAAAACTTCAACTTGTGAAATTTGTACTGCTCCCAACCAACGGCTTGGGTCGACAGCCAAGGAAAAGTGGCGGAAATTCCAGGGTTCAGAGCGAGTGCCACCTGAACGGTGAAACTCGAACTACCAGTCACAGAGGCTACAAGCTCTCGATGAACAATCCTGGTTCCGCGCGCGGTCCTGGACAAGAACCGCGGCTCGCTGCTCTTTTGTCCGCGCGAATAGGCAGCCGCTGCAGCCTGACTCGTAAACGAGAGGGGCGCAGGGCGAAATTGCTTCTTCTTGCGTTGAGCACGCTTTCGTCCAGGTCTTGCGGGGACCTGGAACACCTCGAAGGGATTCGATCCCTTGGGTGCCGTCATCGCGCGTTTCAGCGCGGCGGACCGCTTCTTCGCTTTGGAGCGGGCCATTGTAAGGCTTTGATTTAGGCGTTTTATTTAACGTGGAAATCGCTTAATTTGTTTATTCGAAACAAATTAGTCCCGCCCGACTGGGACCAAACCACAGGCACCCCACACAATCAATCGCAATGCCAAAACGGGGCAATCCTTTCCAGAAGACTCGGGAGACTCGGAAGTCCACGGAGTTCGTACTTAAACTGCTCCAAAAGCATGCGGTCGGGCTTGTGTCCAAGCAACCGGTACACCGTCCTCGCCCAGGACTGCGGAACCGCCTCTCCATTTCTCATGAAGTGCGTCGAACAAAATTCGTATTCCACGTCACCGGGTAATTCGGGTATCTCGATCTCATGACCAAAACGAGCGTAATTCCCTTGCGGGTCAAACTCATCGTTAGGCCAAGTCTCGAGGGCGTCGTCGCCCATGGCTACACATTCAAGTGCTCCGGCCATGAGTGCAAGCAACACACGGATCTTCGAGTTACGGCAAGCCGTCATGCGGCTGCCGGATTCTTGGATTCCAGGGTCAACTTGCGCCAACAACATCCCATTCGAGAGAGCCCAGACTTTGCGCATCGTAGCAACCACGGAAGATCTCACGAGGTGAGTTAGGTCGCTAAACGCTGGAACAGCGTATTGCAAAATCTCAACCTCGGAGGCTGCTTCCATTGACCATTCTGAGACATGAAAATCGAACGCCTTAGCGTCCGAAGAGAAAACCTTCCGTCCTCCAAACGGAAGTCCCGACTTCAAGCAAATGATGCTCGCGTCATCCAGTCCCATGCCGGCTTTGCTCGGTATGGTGTCCCACAACTTCACCTCCGCCGAAGCGATGGCTTCAAGAACAATGCGATCACAAACGATGTCGGTAAGACTCGAATTCATGATCGGTCGAAACCGCCTCGACAGGAATTTCTTCTTGTTATGCGGCTCGTTCTTGATGAAGACTCGGACTACGTCACGATAACCAAGCTCTACTAGTTCACGAGGCGTTTTGTTGCGAGCTTCTTCCAATGGAAGGCTCAAGCGCACACGCAGTCGTTGACGAACTTGAGAGCAAAGGACACTGGGGAACTTTTCAAGAACCTGAGCGATCGTTTTGCAACCGAGTGAGACCCATGGAAGTCCTGGACTAGTGTCTTTCCGGCTCACCTCTTCGATGAACTCCAGCAGTGTCTCGTCCGAAAACTCCAGAATGTCTCCTGTAGGACTCCAAAAACGCGCGTCTGGCGTCACCTTGGGGTACCTCTTCGCCGTCCTCTCGACGGCGGACCAGAACTCTACTGGCTTTTCACTTTTCCGCCCTTCGCGACCGAGGCCTGTGTGCGCTCGGAGGCTTTCGAGTTGGGCGACGCCGTCCCTTGGGGGGAACCTGAATTCGGCGATTTCTGGGATGGTTTCTTTGCACTTCGCTTGCGCTTCTGTTTCTCCTTTTGGGATTCCACAGTTGCTTGCGAGGCACCACCATCCGACGAGTTGGGTGTCTGGTGGGAGCTCTCCGTCACCTTCTTTGGGGCTGCGGCTTTCTCCGAAACAGAGGCCGGCCCTTGCATTAAGGGTTGGTCCGACTTGTTCGAAGTAGCGCTGCACTCTTTGGAAGAAAGTTTCTTCTTGCCCGTCACAGCGACCGGGACTTCCGTCGCTTCCTCGAAATCCGCGGAGTCCGAAGCTTCAACTTCATCCTCTACGCGGCTCTCTTCGATGCGTCTTCCGTACTGGTCTCTCATCGCGCTAGAGCGCTCATTCGCAATCCGACGATCCCGATTCTCACGGGTCTCTTCATGTTCCTGGCCACTCATGCGGTATGACCTCCATTCATCCTTGCTACGTTTCACCCAGACGACCTCGCCAGTCTCCTGGTCCATGTACTCAACAGCTTCATCGTCGTCAACCTCAACAGGCGGTCTCGACTTCAGCTTGATCTGCTTCTCGCGTCTCCTCTCCGGATTTGACTCCAGGATTTTGCAAGTGCCGATCAGTGAGCAAATGGCCCCAGCCGGGATGCAGTAGTTGAGCGCTTTCATTGAGCCTTTCTCCTCCACTGTGTAACAGCTGGTGTGAATGCCTCGAATGTAGCCGTTTCTGTCCGTCACTGGGCAGCCGCTAGCTCCCCCCTCATCGGGGGTGCTCGCGGAATGGCCACGTTCGATGCCATCAAACACGTTCTCAAGCCGTCCCCAAGCACATCGAAGCTTTCCCTCGTACATGTGTTCGACGGTAACAAAACCGTCGGTCGCCAACGACAGCACACCGGATTTAACTCCGAGTTGCGTAAACAACTGAACAGGGGGCGTCAATTTCATGAAATCTCCGCCAGTGACGGCGATCTTCCAATTCTTCAACGCAAGGTCTTCAACAGCTTTGCACGTGATGCCGTTGGCGAGCAAGCTCACCTTCGGCACACGCTGGACAGCGTCCCAAACATGCTGAGCCGTATAGGCGTAGTTTCCCATACGGAACCAACCACCAATCACCTTCCCGGTATCACCATTCAGGAAGAAACCCGTATGAGGGTGTGTCTTCCTGATGGGTTCGAAAACGGAGTGAGGCATTGCTGCTTCAAACTTCTTTCCGGTAACCAGTCCGCCAATCGTGTGTCGGTCTTCCTCCCGAGCGGAAATGAGGTACTTCCCTGTGCTATCGATGTAAGTCTTTCGCAACAGTCCAGTTTTCTCATCCCGTTCAAAGAGGGGGGCATCCCAAGCGATCGTCAATCGCTCGAGTTGCAACGAGTCAAGTGCCTCCGTCGCAATGATCAGCTTTGCAGCCGATGCATACGACCAAACCGCACGGAGGGCGCGAAGCCAAGCGTACGGGGTCATTGCGGCGAGATATCCGGCAATCGATGGCGCCATGTAAGCTTCCCAGACGAAGTCGAGGGCTCGAAACCCAACGGCTTCACCCGCACGGAGCTGAGCCAAGTAAATGGTCAACTGCCACATGCGGGGATCCGTCACCGACGAGAGGATGTTCAAAACATCATTGTCGATTGTCCCAGTCAGGGTAGCACGATTTTGCCAACAGATGAACGCGAGCAAACCAGCCACAAGCGTTCCTTGCACGTCACTCTGGGCAGCCTTGCCCAGGCGGGCCAGGAGAAAGTGCGGCATCAGGTAGCCAATCACCAACTCCTTGAGGAGAGTCCACATGACCATCACGGGATTACTCAAAATCCACGAGACGGTGCCAATGCAGCTCTTGACCCTAGAGTACGCCTTGACCATCTTTTGGTAGGCCGCGGCGTCCTCTGCGTTGAACCTCATTTCAAC